TTAAGGAATTAAGTTATCTCGGTAGTTTTTCTCTTAGCTTAGACATAACACGCTGACCCCATTCGCTAACGTATCGTGGTGCATTAGGGTCAAGTATTATGCTTTCAACTTCAGACTCCAAGACTTTGTACAAAGCCTTCCAGTTAATATTATCTATATGGCTTTGTTCAGTCACAGGTTGATTTTCAACTGGCTGAATACCAAAAGCATTATTAACTGCTGATAATTGTCTTGATAAGTAGTCATCATTATTCGGCATTTTGATTTCTCCTTTCTACCTACCTCTTTACTCCCATTTAATTTTATAGTCAAACTTTTATTTTCTTTTTTTTACACAGGGCAAACGACCGACCAACTCCCCCCGTAGCACTTCTGATACATTACTACTACTGCTACTACTACGATTGTCAAATGGAAATGGAAATGCAGACTGGTGTGCCACGCATGGTGTACATGCACCATGTACTATTAACTATGTATAACTGCTAATCAATGGGTAATGGAAATGGAAATAAAAAAGGGGGCAAACGCCCCCTCAACTGCTTAGGCAATTTATCGGTACTAAGCAGAAATTCTAAAGTCTGCGACCTCGTCTATCGTTGCTTTTTTGTTTCTCGACACCGTAGTTTCCGATAAAGGCATAGCTTGTATCGTTTTATACTCCGTTGGAACTTTGCATTTGTGGTATTCCAACTCGCCAAGTTTTTCTTTGACAAGGGTACTGTCAATTTTAGCACCCAGTTTTTGTTGTACATGAAGTGAGTAATCCTTCCCATGTAATAGATTCGCATTTTCCCCAAACGCTAAATCAATCATTAGTTGTCGGTTTACTTTGATAAAGTCAGCTAGAACTTTTTGCATTGTTAAGGCTCTACCATAGGCGTCTATGATTGCCTGTTTATTCTTTTTGCTAAGACTAGCTTTGCTCTCATGTGCTTTTTCTAGCACTTCTAATATATTAACAGCTTTTGACATTTTATTTTCCTTTCGTCTTTCTAGTTAATTATCCCTTTATATCCCATTCTATTACATCTGTCAAATCTTTTTTTATTTTTTTTACCACAGGAGTTCCTCAGCATCTCCCATCCCAGCTCTTGACACTACTATACTATATACCCTAAAAGGTTTGGGTAATGGAATGGAGTGGAGAAACTAGAACAACGACTTCAGCAGCAGGTAGCTGCAGAGCAGTAGCAGACCTGCTGCGGGATGGTGAGTGGCTAGCAGCAATGCAGCAATGAGGATCATCCGTGATGCCTCCCACCAATGAGCGTCTCGAATGCTTCGTGTCCGTCATAGTTGGTGACGTCCAACATGGCACCGTCAAACCAGTCCATATACCAGTATTCCACGCGATGTAGTTCGCCGTGCTCGTTCACGAATCCGCGCAGCTCATCGCTGGGCCCGCCCCAGCTGAACTGCCAACGCCAATATCCCTCTGGTTGGTTGTCAAATGTATGCGGCTCCACGTAATCGAATCCGAGTCCTTCAAACTCAGGATCTTTCAAATCTTCCTGTCTCGCTGTCCACTTCTCTTCGACCAAGTCAGCGCAGCGCAGGTCCCGCCTCTGGTCTGGTAATATTGTAACTGTTTCCATGTTTCTTCCTTTCTAATGTAATGGGGTTGGCGTCTTCGAAATTCAGTACTTAACCAACCCCTAGTTAATAAGTCAGGGCGTCTGGCAGATGTCTGCTTATGGAAGCCTATGTTTTCAAGGTTCTCCTCAGCTCCTGACTCGTTGATAGTTCACAACTAACAATTCTAGTTCTTTAGCTGATAATGTCAATCCTGATCGGACTTGTTATCATTATCATACAGGATTACTGTATCGCCTTTTTGTGTGGCCGTTCGCGAAACTTCTAAACGGATTCAGTAGCCACATGTATGTATATAGTCCCACTTTATTAGATAGTCAAGAACTTTTATCCCAGAGACGTAAAAAAAATTAGTTAGCTTCATCCAACCACAGTTCCTTCAGCTGGAGATGCTCCTGTGCTGCAGACAGTATATACCTGATACTGGTTGGCCTCTGGTAATGGAATGGAGAATGGAGAGCTTCCTGGCTGCACGTGCAGCGAACCAGGATCCATGATGCGTGTAGAAAGGATAGTTTTCCGCCAATGGAATGGCGTGGCATCACCGTCAGCTGGTCCCGCAGCTGCAGACACAACTATTACTATGCCTCTGGATTGGGCGTGGGCAATGGAAATGGAGAATGGAGAAGATGTTCGTGGATCCCCGACCAGGCAGCAGGAGCTGCGGGGAGCTCTACTCTATACTGGGGGCGGGTTTCGGGGGTAATGGACAATGCAGAATGGAGCACGGAACACGGAAATATATACAGTGCTCTTTCTTTGAGGTGCTGAAGCATAATAAAAGATCTTCCACCATGTAAAGTATGCTTAATATTCCACACTTTTTGAAAGGGGCTTATATTTATCTTATTACTAGATGTTACTTTTAACTCGACAAAAATGTTGATCCCAGCAGAGATGCCATGCAAGTCTGGTACACCTTGATTAACCCATGACTCAAACCGAGTCCAATGGATATTCGGCAAGTTCTTTCGCACCATTTGCCATAGTTTTGATTCTGGTTTCAAAAAGGCATACCAAAATAATATAAAAACACACCAATAATTAATGCTAATTTCCAATTAAAAACGAGCAACATTACAAGCAACAATCCTACTATCTGAATCATGGACACCTCTTCATTAGTTCCATCATTTGATTATAATACAACAATCTAAATTCAAAGTTCTCAGCAGTCAGCGCTGCACGCCTCAAATTCTCTACTCTACGCCAAAACAAATCGTCGGTCATAGGTAATGTAGTATACTCATATAAATCTGGTCTAACTATAGCAATCATTGGTTAGCTCCTTCTGATCCTTTATCTTGTTCCTCCACATACGAATCAATCATGTTGGCAATAAATTCAAACTCCTCAACTGGATTTGCACTAGGTCCACCTTTTGCATGAGTCTTACACAAACCAGATATAACTTGTAAAACCTGAATTGGTGTCATTTCTTCATTAATCATACTTTCTCCTTTTCTGGTAGCGAGGGGCACCCTACCGTCTATTCCCTCCGTTCTGTTTCTTATGTTGGGAGAGCTACCAGAAACCTATATAGTCCCATTCTATTTTATAGTCAAGCTTTATTTTCTAATTCTTTTACTTCTTCAAACGTAGTTTCAATACTGTATTGTTCTTTCAAGTCCTGTAGCTTCTTCTCGACCTCTTCCCTTGACATGGAGTCTATCGTACCTGTGAGTATCTCTTTCTTGTCAACATACAACCCAGCAATCTGTCCACGCCTGGTCTCCGCAGCCACTGCAGCATTGTAGTTACCAGCAGATGACGCAGCATCTCTGATGCGTGCCAATGTAGCTAATGATCTTTCCTGACTACACTTGTACCTGTCCAGCACAGCTCTTCTTTCCATCTCAATGGCTTTAGCAACTAATGGTGATTTCTCAGGGTGTTGTAGCTCAGAAGCTCTCACCCGTGCAGAACCAGGTGCATACCCAGCATCAATTGCACATTGTGTAGCTGTTTTGAGTCCTTCGGAATGGACGAGAAATAATACAAACCTTCTTTGTTTTTCTGATAGTTTTCTGTCAAACAATGCGTCAGAGAAAGCCTCTGGTACAATAACTTCTTTATTTTCTTCCATAATGCATCCTTTTTATAGATGTTTCTTCCAAAGTCTTTTATTTTATACAAAAACCTTGGGAAATGCGAGTTTTTTTTGTAAATATAGAATATTTGTTACTTCTTGTTACCTGTAATATTACTTCAAAGTAACAAAAAAGATAAGTATTCTGCTACTTGTTACCTTGTTACCTTGTTACTTGGGGTAATGATAAAAAGAAAGAGGTAAAGACTTGCTAGAAAACATCTATTAGAAACGCGATTTATGAAAACATCTTTGGATCTTCACGCACCAATCTAAGTGCTTTATCCAATGCTTCACGCCCATCTGTCATGATTATTTCCCACTCTTCTGCGGTAAATACTCGATCGTGTTTAGGATTGTAAAATTTTATAGATACATCACCACAATGGCGACACTTATAAACTTTTCTTACTGGGCTTTCTGGTAGTTTTGTGTACATACCTTTTTATCCTTTGTAATGGGAATAATACCACATTATCGGGTAAATTTTCCTTAAAATATATCGAATCCATTACTTGCATGGATTGAATTCTTTCATACTGGTTGGTCCGTGAGGCGAGGATCGCGTCTAGTAGATCGCGTTGCTTTAATATCTCTTGATCGCTCATCTCTTCGGCGGCAAACCCTTCATTTCTGATGGTTTTAGTAAAGGTTTTAACTTTGGTTTCTTCTTTGGTACAATTCTTTTTGGATCTTTTGGCTTTTTCTTTGGTTTAATTCCTGTGCCATATACTCTATCAAGCATATCATCCACTTCTTTTCTTCTAATTTTTCGTTGACTTCTCTCTACAGTAGCTTTTCCAACACTCTCTGCTGCTTCTCCACCCATAGCGTATCCACCAGCTTTTTTGATTCTGGTTCTAATATCAACAAATTTTTTGGCTGGGCTTTCAATGGTGCTAATAACACCTTTTCTCAGTGTCTTTTTGAGATCAGGAAACTGTTTAATCGTTTTAATTGTTAAATCAGCGTCTTTAAATTTACCCATATCAAGCCTTTCATTTTGACGGAGCCGCCGTAGTTAGGCATTTCGCTTCACAGGCAGCTCCTGGGAGTTACATATGTTTAAAAACAATGTTACCCGAAACTATAATGGAAATTATTGCTTGACACAACTAAAAAGGGGGTTCTTCCCCCTTCTTAACATTAACAATTGGTTTACTCTGGATAAATTTTGTAGTTTTTGAATGATTCGGGGTCCAAGGGCCGTCCGTAGTAGACAACGGGGCTATCCTCCACCCCTTCTGTCCAACTTTGGTGGTAGTGTTTATCTTGAATGAGTTCCCCTTGTGAGTCACAAACCTTACACTGCTCAATGGCTTGTTCCGCCTCGAATCTAACTTTAACATATCCATTTCCTTTACAATGATCGCATATAATCATATCGCCTCCACAATATTTTTCTCAGTCGCTCCCACCGCATGCGAGCTGCAACTTCTCTCCAGTTCCGTGGTTCGCGGGGCGCGGTCTTTGCTACCTTCACGTACTCACGAATTAATCTATCCTTTAA